GGAGCCCATAAGGCTCCCGGCCGCCACTCTCAGATAGAGTGGCAGAGGTACTACGGTACTTCGCTTCAGTCCCTTCGAATCAGGACCGAGCAATGACTCTCAGATCACGTACTTTTTATGCGGCCTCGTTGAGAGGCAACGTACGAAGTGGTGGCAAGATGGTCGGCGTCACGACCCCATTTACGGGGAAGGAAACGACGAACTCTACCTCCAACGATTTGAGAGGATTAGGAAAGTGGCAAACAGGAGGTCTTTTCTTCAATGAGAAGAGAACCATTTCGATCGCTCCAGCTCAGGCGAAAGCCTACTGGGGCGACGAATTGCGCTACTCGGGTGACGTCGCCACAGTCGAACAGACTGACATGGCGAACGTGTATGCGGGTAGCTGGCCGGTTAACATCCTACCTAGTTCAGATCTTGTTCTGGGCGGGATGGGGGCTACTGCTATCGCACGTAGCTCTCCGGGATCTCCTTCTGCAAACGTCGTAGTTACCCTAGGGGAACTGAAACGCGACGGAGTGCCAGCCATCATAGGCAGCGGTATTCTTAAAGAGAGAACTCAAACAGCCATGAAAAGGGCTGCTCGTGGTTCCTCCTCCGAATACCTGAATGTCGAATTTGGCTGGAAACCGCTCATTGCAGATCTGCGGAAAACTGCTTCTTCAATGAAGCAAGCGAACTCGCTTGTGAAGCAGTATCGACGTGACTCATCTCGATGGGTTCGTCGCCGCTATGACTTTCCTGGTGACAGCGCGACTTCAAGCGTTGTTTACCCTCCGGGAAGTCCGGCAGCTTATCCTACAGCTGCAGGTCGCTTCTCGTTGGATCAGTACACTCGGAGTCCAGGGATGATAGCTACAAGCCGAACAACCACTGAAAGGTGGTTTGTCGGTGCTTTCCAGCAATTCGTGCCCCCTCGGGGGGACGATGCGATGGATCGCATGCTATCATACGAGGCTGATATCAATCATGTCCTCGGCACGCGTCTCACACCTGAAGCGGTGTGGAACCTTGCACCTTGGTCCTGGGCCGTCGACTGGTTCTCGAACGCTGGAGATGTTTTCCACAACGTTAGTGAATTCATGTTCGACGGTTTGGTGATGCCCTATGGCTACGTGATGGAGAAAAAGACCGTCACGAAGACTTACACAGGGTATGGGAGCATACTTGGTTATGCTCCAAGCGGCCAGCCTCAACCCGTCTACCCGTACGAATGTACGGTGACGATGGGATATGAGACCAAAAAGCGGCTCGCGGCCTCACCATTCGGATTCGCCACGACCTGGGATTCTATGAGCCCCAGGCAATTGGCAATCATGGCGGCCATCGGTATCAACCGAGGGACCACCTCCTACAAGTGAATTCAGAAAATCCTGGATTCATACCCCTTCTATCGAAAGAGTTCCATGTTCTCTGATCCGCAGACCGTGACCATCAACGCCGTTGCACAGACGCTTCCGCGTACTGGCAGCGGGCCTTCGTCTGGTACTTTCACCAAGGACGACGGCACGGTGAAGCTCTCGGTTTCGCATGCCTATGGCAAGCGAAACCGACGACAGATCCGCGTTGACCACCGTAAGGTGGCGGCGGACCCGCTGTCGACCGGCTTTAACAAGGAGTACTCCATGAGTGCTTACCTTGTTATCGACGTGCCGACCGTCGGGTACACCATCGCCGAGCAGAAGCAGATCGTGGACGGCCTCACGGCCTACCTCACTGCATCTACCGGCGCACGGGCTACTCAGCTCCTCGGTGGCGAAATCTAACCACCGAACTTCCAACGTCTGTTGGACGGGGGGGTCCGAAGGGATCCCCCCACAGAGCTTTGTAGTATGCGACAAGTCCCAGGACTGTCAGGGAACCACACGCCTACCTTTATGAAAGGATGACATGGGAAACACCTTCCTGGAACTCTGGATGGCCGTTCTAAATGACTCAGAACGGCTGTGCGGCGTTGAAAGCACTACTTTCGAGAAAGAAATTCTCGAGAGTAGATCGAAGAGTGAGGGCGACTCGTTTTACACGATAACCCTGCCTACTCTCAGTGAGGGCCTCCAAAGGGCGCTTGCTGAGGGAAAGCTGTCCCCTGAATCCTTCCGTGGCTTCAAGATGTCACGTGAAGGGTTCTTCCCGGTCTTTCTAGATCGGTTTTGGGAACGTATCTTCGATCGCGCTTCCGGCGTGCTGCTCGACGATCCTGACAAAGATGCAATATTCGTCATACGGCAACTCTCGTTGCTGTTTGCGAAACTTCTTCTCCCTTGCACTGAAGCGAGGATGAAGAAGGCTTTTGACGGATACATCGAGTGTGAGCATGAAGTGAGGGCTTGCGATAATGAACTCCCGATCGTTTTCGAAGAGGAGTTTCGCAAGTCTTCGCTGGTCTTGTGGGGAGCAGTGCTGCAGGCTGTGGATGAAGACATCCATTACCAGCGCATCATTCCCAAGCATGGACCAGGAGCCACTGCTGACAAGCTTGTTGGAAACAGCAAATATCAGCAGATTGAATGGACAGAGCGACTCGAGCGTGTCTTCCCTCTGGGATGGCATGCTGTCGTTTCTCCCCGGTATGACCGGGATGTCTATTCGGGCACTCACTTCATCGAACCTGGTGCGGAGCGACCTGTAAGGGTCATTGCCGTGCCTAAGACGCTCAAGACACCTCGCATCATTGCGATAGAGCCCACGTGCATGCAATACATGCAACAAGGACTCCTTCGTAGTTTTGTCGGGCATATTGAGTCTCCGTTCATAGGTATTCGCGAGAATACCAATAACGGCTTCTCAGTAGTCGGCTTCACAGACCAGACGCCTAACCAGCGAATGGCCCGTGAGGGTTCCCTTACGGGGGAATTGGCAACACTAGATCTTAGTGAAGCCTCTGATCGTGTCTCGAATCAGCTTGTAAGGATCATGACGTCGTCCTTCCCCAACTTGCAAGAGGGGCTGGATGCGTGTAGATCCCGAGTTGCTGATGTGCCTGGCCATGGCTTAATCCGCCTGGCTAAGTTCGCATCGATGGGTTCAGCTGTCACCTTTCCTGTTGAGGCTTTGGTCTTTTCGACCCTGGTCTTTATGGGAATTGCTCGGCAGCTCAGCACAACGGTTACCCCGGCTCTCGTCAGAGAGTACCGGGATCGTGTGCGTGTCTACGGGGATGACATCATTGTCCCCAAGGACTTTGCGCCAAGCGTTGTTCAGACACTTTCGGATTTTGGTTCGAAAGTGAATGTGCGCAAGTCTTTCTGGAGTGGAAACTTCAGAGAGTCTTGCGGGAAGGAATACTTTGCAGGTCACGATGTTTCTATCGTGAAACTGCGTCAGGTAATACCTTCGCAGCGCGACCAAGTAAGCGAGCTTCTTGGTACTATCTCAACCCGAAACCAGTTCTACTGGCTAGGGTATTGGGAGACTGCCAAGCTGTTGGATAGCTTCATAGAACCGGTTCTCCGGTACTATCCAGTTGTCGAATCGACCAGCTCGGTGCTCGGTAGGGAGAGCGTCTTCTCGTATTTGCCTGAGAAGTTCCACGCTCACCTGCACAACCCTTTGGTTAAGGGTTGGCGCGTCGTGAATCGACTTAGGGCTTCTGTCCTAGAAGATCACGGCGCCTTGCTCAAGTGCCTGCTTAAGCAGGGGGATGAACCCTTTGCAGACAGCTTGCACCTCTTACGAGGTGGACGCCCCGAGAACGTCCGCATCAAACTCGGGTATGGCCAGCCGTTCTGATCCTAGGATCGGACTGGCCGAATTGGCTTGGCTCTGTGAAGAGCCAAGGGGGACCGACCATCTAGGTCCCCAGTAGGTGAG